CGAGGCTGATGCGGGACACTGGAACCTCACCCTCTACGGACGCATCTTCATCCGCTGGGCGCGTATGTTCGGCGCCGGCCCAATCCAGCTGAACGTTCCCGACCCATACGCGGGAGCCTATGGGCAGGGGTTGTGGGTCAACGGCTTCGGAGCGGGCGCGGTAGGCCCCGGATGGGCGCGCAATCCGCAGGAGAACGTTCCTGTCGGCAAGTTCATTCCCACCACCACCCGATCTGCGATTCCCGGGCCGGTGATCTAAATGTTCGCCCTCAGCCTCAGCATCCCTCTCGACAAGACGTCAGAGCTGAAGAAGGCGCTGACTGCGCTTTCAAAAAAAGAGCTTCTGGTGGGATTTCCCGAAGAGAACGAGAAGCCAAGGGCGCTCGCTCCGGGGGAGAAGGCTCCGCGCTCGAAGAAGACGGGACGCTTCAAGCGAAGGATCCGAAACTCCGAGTTGGCTTATCTGAACGAGCACGGCAGCCCGGCGCTCAACATCCCTCCCCGGCCCTTCATGGAGCCCGGAGTGGAGAGCGCAAGCGATGGCATCGTGGATGGTCTCACCGACGCCGCCCTGGCTGCGCTGGACGGCAAGCGGGAGGGTATCGACAAAGGGTTCCATCGAGCCGGCCTGTCCGCGCAGGCGGGCATCAAGAACGTTATGACCTCAGGCGTTCCCCCGGCCTTGTCTCCTGTGACCCTGATGCTGCGCCGCAGACGCGGAATCACGACGACCACGCCCCTCATCGCTTCGCGCCAGATGTTCAACGCAGTGACCTACGTAGTGAAGACCCGAAGGTGAGCCGATGCCGCTGCTCGATGTAACCCGCGTTCTCTTCAGCTCGATGCTTATGGATACGTTCAACGTAATCCGGAGGCCCGCGCTGGTAAGCGAGGATGGCAGGGTGGAACAAGGGCCTGACCTGCATATCCGGTTCGAGAGCGTTCCCGGCGTGGTGCAAATCAACGGCAAGCTCATGGCGAATGGGGAGAACGCGACGGAACGGCCGCCGCAGTACGGCACCGGGCGCAAGAGCCTCTTGATCTGTACCACCTTCCGCATCTTCTCGCAGGTCGATGGATTCCTGCCCGATCTGGTGGAGTGGCGCGGCGACACGTTCATCGTGGAAACGCTCGAGGACTTCACCAACTACGGAGCCGGGTTTGTACAGGCGTATGTGACTTCATGGGATCTGCAGGACGCACCACCGGAAGGCGGAGAAGATGAGCTCGGCATCACTCCCGGCATCGTTGCCGGTCAACTACAACGGGGTACTGACGGACGGCCAATTGGACGATTGCCTGCAAGCGTGGATAGCGGCCCTGACGGGGCTCGACCCCACGCTGGTACGCCCCTGGTGGCAGCCTGATCCTCCCCCGATCCCGGACTTCGCCGTACCCTGCTGGGTTGCCTTTGGTGTCACCAAGGGCGAGCTGGACTGGGATGCTGTGGTGCAGCAGTGGGCTCCAAATCAAGGCCCCGCCGTGGGCTCTCCGGCGAGTACGGTTTTCCGCAATCAGCGCATAGACACCGTGCTGACCTTCTACGGCCCTGCGTCCGGCGACATTGCGCTGGTGTTCCGGCAGGGCACGGCGATTGCCAACAATCTGGAGATGTTGGGCACGATCAAACTAGTCGGCGTCGACGACAGAATTACCACCTCGGAGTACATCAAGGGACGATGGCAGCGCCGGGTGGACGTGGGGGTGGTCTTGCGCCGCCCAGTACAATTTACTTATGCCCAGCCCGTGTTCGCTGGAGCCTACGGAGTCATCCATTCCGACGCTCCGGACGTACCGTGGAAGGTCGAACCGCCAACGCCGTAGGGGGGAATCATGGGTACCGTAGCCCTTCCGATTAGCTCGCTCGTGAACGTTCAGGTTTCGGTCGCTCAGGCGGCCGCCCAGGCGCAAAACACCACCGACCTGCTGGTGCTGACCAGCAACACCCAGATCCCGCTCGACCATCGGGTGCAGAGCTTCGCTTCGCTGGCCGACGTGGAGACGACCTTCGGCTCGGTGTCGATCGAAGCCGACGCTGCGACGGCATGGTTCGGGCAGTCGCCGCAACCCACCTCCCTGCTTATCGGGCGCTGGGCGAAGACGCCCGCTTCCGGAACGCTGACGGGTCGTCCGCTGACGACCTCCGAGCAGACCATGACCAACTGGACGTCGATCACTGAAGGCCAGTTCCAAATCGCCGTCAACGGATTCGCCCCGGTCCTCGTGGAAGCCCTCGACTTCTCCGCGCAGGCCAACCTCAACGGCGTGGCCACGGTCATCAATACCGCGATGGGCACGGCTGGCGCTGTGGCCAGCTGCGCGTGGAACGGTTCCGAGTTCATCTTCACCTCCTCGACTCCTGGCGCAGCCTCGGCGGTAGCCCTGATGACGCCCACAGTCGCGGTAGGTCCGGCCGTCGACATCGCGGTGCAGCTGGGCACAGCCACGTCTTCTGTCGGCGCCACTTCGGTTCCCGGCCAGGACGCGGAGAGCGCATCGGACGCGGTTGCGCTGCTGGACCTTGACTACGGCTACCAGTGGTACGCGCTGGTCATTCCTGAAGCCTCGTACGATGACCATATCGCCATCGCCCAGTACATTCAGGGCACCGAGATCAAGCACTTCTACGGGATTACCACGTCGGACCCGGCCACCCTTCTGCCCAACGTGGATACCGGGAATGATGCTGACCAATGCCTGGCACAGAGGCTGGAAGAGATGCCGTTGACCAAGACGGCCAGCCACTACAGCTCTACCTCCAACTACGCCGTGATCTCCATGCTGGCTCGCATCATGACGACGGACTACACGCAGAACAACTCCGTCATCACCCTGATGTACAAGAACGAGCCCACTATCACGGCCGAGTTCCTGAACCGGACCAAGATGGACGCGCTGCTGGCCAAGAACTGCAACGTCTTCGTTGCCTATCAGGGCGGTGCGCTCATCATCCAGCCGGGCACGACCTGCACCACCAACACGTTCATCGACACCATCATGGGGCTGGACAACCTCGCCATCGACCTGCAGCTGAACATCTTCAATCTGCTGTACACGTCGCCGACGAAGATCCCGCAGACCGATGGCGGCATGAACATGATTACGGCCGCAGCCGAGACAGTGTTGTTGCAGTATGTGGCAAACGGCTTCCTGGCTCCGGGTACGTGGACCCAGCCGGGATTCGGCACCATCTCGAAGGGCGACTTCATCGAGAAGGGGTACTACATCTACTGCCCGCCGCTGGCGTCGCAGCTGGCCGCCGATCGCGCTGCCCGTATGGCCGGGCCTATTGAAATTGGGGTCAAGCTCGCCGGTGCGATTCACACTGTCGACGCGCTCATCGTTGTCAATCCGTAAAAGGAGTCCGAAATGGCCGACTTTCCGCTACAGACTTACTCGTTCATGGATGTGAATGGCACCATCTCCGGACCTGGGCTTTTCGTGAAGTTCGGCAACGGCACCGGCCAGGCGGATGAGGGCATCACGGTCGAGCAGACCGAGGATAAGAACCGGATGACGCCGGGGGCTTCGGGCGAAGTCATGCACACGCTGATTGGTGTGGATGCGGCGCGAATCGCTATTCATGTGCTCAAAACCTCTCCGCTCAACCAGCAACTCTCCGCGGGCTTCAACTACCAGAAGCAGTCCTCGCTCTTTTGGGGAATCAACACCATCACCATCACCAACCCCATCACCGGCGACCACATCACGGCGGCGCAGGTGGCTTTTACGCGACGTCCTCCGAACGCCTGGGGCAAGGAACCGGTCCCGATTGTGTGGGAGATGGAAGCCGGGCACCTCTATGCCGATTTGGGCAGCGGCCTAGTCGCTTCCGTGGCCAACAGTATTGCGCGAGCGTTGATCTAGGGTTATTGTTCCGGCAAAGCCCATTTCCGGAAACCGGAAACCGGAGGAACGATGGACCCTGTAGACACCATCATCGAAATCGGCGGGACGAGCTATGCCATCGGCCGCCTCTCCCCCAAGAAAGCCTTCCACGTTGCGCGTCGGCTGGCTCCGTTTCTCGGGGCCATCCTCCCCCACTTCCAAGAGCTCGTCTCCCCCGGCGCAGACGGAAGGAAAGCCACGCCTCAGGAGTTCGCCGCTCGCAGCTTCGACCTGTTCCCGCAGATCGCCGACGTCATCGCCAAGATGAGCGACACCGACGCCGACTTCATTCTGGATACCTGTCTCGAAGCGGTGAAGATGCGGCAGCAAACGGGATGGGCACCGTTGATACAGGGCGGGGTGCTGATGTTCGAAAACCTCGATCTGAAGACCATGCTCCAGTTGACCGGAGAAGTGGTGAAGGTCAATATGGCGGATTTTTTTCCTTCGAGCCAACCAGAGGCGTCCGGCGCAACCGTGCCGGCGACGGCGGTCATGCAGTAGACCTTCTGGCGATGGCTTTGCACGAGGACTGGCTGTTGCGCCCGGTGATCGCAGGAGTAATACGCTACGAGACCCTGTTCGGCACCGAGCTGCGGTTGTACGACATTGCCGTAATCAACGACGCGCTGGACGTAAACGCGGAGAACGAGCGGCGCACGTATGAGGCAGAGAGGAGAAAATAATGCCGCCAGGAACCTCCAGCCTCAAGAACTACCTCATCAACATCGCGGCGAACATCAATCAGGCCAGCTTCAACAAGGCCCAGCAGGCGATGGCCAGCCTGCAGACCAACCTCCAGAACACCCTCAAGGGCATCGACGAGAACATAAACTCCGCTGTTGACGGCATCGCCGACAACATGGGGCGAATTGTTACGGTGACGATTGCGGCCGGCGCGGTCATCAACAAGCAAGTCACCGACATGGCCGAGAAGATGAGCCAGCTGGGGTGGGATGCCGAGGCGGGCGGCGCTGACCCGGCCAAGCTGCGCGCTCTTGAAAAGACCTTCGACCGCCTGGGACTGTCCGCGGGGCAGGCCACCTCTATGGTGCGCGGCTTCCACACGCAGATGATGGGCTTGCAGGGTGGGGCGATTCTCGGCGCGATGGGGATTGACGTTGACCCCAACGCCGACGAGGGCGAGCGGATGATGGGGGTGATCGACAAGATCGCGCCATACCTGCAGGAAGCCAAGAATCCGAACGTCGACCACGCCACGCAGATGGCCGACAACACGATGGCGCAGATCCTGTCCAACATGGCTGGCCTCGACTTCAACGTGGTGCGGCGGTTGGCGGAGCATCCCGACCTGCGAAAGCAGTACATGGAGGAGGTCAGGCGGGGAGATCAGGAAGCCGGGATTAATATTCCCGAGGAGATCAAAACGGGCCGGGACCTGAGAATCAGCCAGAAGCGACGCGAGGACAGCGAGGAGCGCAAGGGCATCGTCACGATGGGAGAGCTGGCCCCGACCATCGAGAAGCTGAACAACTCGATCACGGACCTGAATAAGAACATTCTGCAGCTGACCCCGGCGTTGGTGGCCGCAGTCACGTCGGCACAATGGATAGCTTCACCCGCCATACTCGGGGGGATGCTGAAGTCGGCGCTGAGCATGTTGGGAGTGGGGGTGGCAGCGGCAGCGGGTGGCTCGATTGCGGCGGGAGGGGCAGGGTTGGTGATCAGCGCCGCCGCGGCTACGGCGATCGGTGCGGCCATCGCCGGGGCCATCATCCTCGCGCTGAAGGAAACCGGCGCGCTAGACAAGATGCAGAAGTGGGGCGAGGCGCATCCCGCTCCCGGATTCGACTCGAAGGGGAACTGGGTGTGGCTCGACAAGCTCCTTGGCAGACATACCGCCGACTCTACTCCTGCGATCGACGCCTGGGCCAAGGCCATCGCCAAGCAGGAAAACGTCAATCCCGCCTACAACAATCCGGGTGGGCTCGATGCGGTTGGCGATGCGGGGTACGTGCAGTCAGGTCCGAATAAAATTGCGAAATTCTCGACCCCGGAGAAGGGCTACGACCAACTGACCCAGTTTCTCAAGGACTGGACACAGCGGTTTCCCAAGATGACGCTGGACGATGCGACCAGGCGATACATCTTCGGGCCCAACAAGAAGGAGCTTAGCCCGGTTGAGCAGCAGAAGCTGGATAACTATGAGAAGGGCCTGCACCGCGACCTCGGCGTCTCAGGGGATACGCCCATTGGCCAGTTTGCACAGCAGCCCGCTCCTGTTGCCAAGTCTGATGACAAGACTTCCGGCCCTACCAGCAGTATTCGCATGCCTGACTTTTCCGGATTGTTTGACTGGAAGGACGCCCTGAGTGATGTAGCGAAGGGTCAGATGGCCAGCTTGAACTTCAACGACTTCCGCCTGCAGGAGCGTATGCCTTACCGGGACCAGCCGGACGCCAAGGGCGCTGCCGGGCCTGTCCTGCATCAGGATACGAAGATCTATGTCAACGGTGGCGACTCGCCCCGGCAGACCGCGCAGGCCGTGAGTATGGAGCAGGGAAGGGTCAACAACGATATGTCGCGGAACTTTATGAGGAGGATGGTGTAGATGGGCTCGCTCAATCTTGATATCGGGCCTCCCGGAACGCCAAAGAAGGTGCTCCAGCGCCGGGTACTGCGAGGCATCGGGAAGACCATCCTGCCGGACGTCTGCGTGGAGGAAGAGCACAGCGACAGCATGGTCATCACCGACCACCCGGTCGAGCAGAATACCGGCAATGCCGGGTTTATCTCTGACCACGCATACCGGCAACCCGCCGAGGTCACCCTGACCTATGGATGGAGTCCCACCGGCGATAAGGGGCGCGCCTCGAATTTCCTCAACGATATGTACGCCGCCATCCTGAAGGCTAAGGATGACCGCCTATTGCTGGAGGTGAACACTACCCGCCGCGTCTACCAGAACATGCTGGTGCAGTCGGTGACGCTGACTACCGACCGCTACACGGAGAACGCCCTGCTGTGCCGCATCGTCTGCCGCGAGGTGCTGATTGCCCGAACCAAGGATGTGCCCATAGCGGTTGCTCCGCAGAATCTGGGAAACCCGCAGTCGGGACTGCCCACGGTTCCCGCTGGAGTTATCAACCCGCAGACAACGAGCAAGGACGGCGTAGGGCAATATCTGAACGCTCCACCGCTTCCGGACTTCCCACCGATCGGTGGAGGGGGTAGCTGATGGCCGTTTACGAAATCCCGCTGATTCCTTCGCCGCAGACGTTTCAGTTGACCCTCGACAACATCTCCTACCAGATGCAGGTGGTGTGGAATTGGGTGATGCAGGCGTGGGTGCTGGACATTTACGACATACAGGGCGATGCGCTGGTGCTGGGAATCCCGATGGTGACCGGGGCCGATCTTCTGGAGCAGTACGCTTACCTGGGCTTCACCGGAAAGCTGGTGGTGGAGAGCGATCAGGACACGCTGGCGCCGCCCACGTTCACGAACCTCGGGCTGCTGGCGCACCTTTACTATCTTCCCAATGAGGCATAACCGTGGCTGAGACTTCCTCCACCACATCAACGCTTATATTCAACGAGACTGACTCGGTGACGCTCTCTGCTATTGACCAATGGATACGGGCCTGCGAGCTACAGATCGTCAACAAGAGCAATCCGACCCAGACGTTGCAGCTGGCCGAGGACTACAAGATCCGCTTCAAGGTGGAGTCTTCTTCAGGCGAGCGACCTAACCTGCTGACCGTCCGCGTTTACAACATGCCGCTGGAGAAGATGCAGAAGATCGTCAACGAGTACAGCAAAGTGACGCTCTCAGCGGGTTACCGGGTGGGACAGCACCCCGGCATCTTCGGCATCATCTTCATAGGTACCATCCGAAAGTGGATCTATGGCAAGGAGAACGTCACCGACTCCTATCTGGAGATGACTGCGTCGACCAACGACTGGGGATACAACTACGCTCTCATCAACGGCTCGATTACCGAAAGCGACCCGAATCCCTTTCTGAAGCAGTACCACGCGGCCGCCGACGCGATGGGGGTTCAGTACGACAGGGATTCCGTTGACGAAGTTACGAAGTTCGCCAACACAATGGGAGGCATTATTCCCTATCCTCGCGGCAGGGTAACCTTCGGGATGGCGCGGGTTCTGGCGCGGTCGCTTGGCGACAACATGAAGGGAGCGCAGTGGAGCGTGCAGACCGATAAGTTCGGGGTGGACCGGCTGGTCATCACGAGGGTTGCGGCACAGCCCTCGAGCCAGGCGATTGCCTTGACTCCGAACACCGGCCTCATAGGCATCCCGCAGGCCACCGAGCAGGGCGTGGTAGCGCGTTGCCTCATCAACCCCAACCTGAGAATCGGCGTCAAGGTACAGATCGACAAGAGCCTCATCCTGCAGACCGCCGTGGACCGCCAGGGGTTTCTCTCCTGGAACGATAAGCTGGCCGGGCTTCCCTTCGTGGCTACCACCACCACCAGCGGGTTCTATCAGATTCTGGTGATCGACCACACCGGAGACACGCGAGGGGGAGAGTGGTACAGCGATCTCACCTGCCTGGCGCTCAATACGGACACCAACACAAACACACAGATCCAGTCGCTGGGCAACATTGCGGGGGCGCAGTGACATGGATATTCGTGAGCTAATCAACGACCCGGAGACGACGATACGCGAAGCCATCCTCGGCTTCCTGGGCGACGTAATGACCATTTACCCGGT